CACTTTTTTTGTTATTATACAATTTTTGTCATTCAGTTGTTTTTGTATATTCTATATATGCCTTAAAAGCATTTAGGGTAGAAGTTCCTGATGTTCTTGATAAGTAGAGAAGTAATCCGCTGTTATCAGAGCTATAATCCACCCCTAATATACATCTATTATAACTTTGCCATACAAATGGCAATATATACTCAATATCAAATGTTATTGATGATTGACAAAATAAAACATTTTCAAGATTTGGTATTTTCATTTCAGGTTCTTGTATTTTTGCTGTTTCTAATCCTATTGTTTTTGCTAATGCTATATTTATAAATTTACAATATACAGTTTTGCCATTAAGTTTTTTGTTTGTTGCGATTTCAGTATTTGGTATTATATTTGGTATTGTTGAATCACCTAAATTTCTTATGGCTTGTGTTATCGTTCCGCCAATATCACTTATGTTTGTATTGCCAAGTGTTAATGTTATTGTGTTTATAGCATTATTTAAATTAACAATTGCATTTGTAATTGATGTGCCAACTGTATCAATGACATCAGTGCCAATTTTAGCAACAATATTTGTCACACTTGTTTCAAGTGCAACTATTCTATCAATTATCTCTTGTGGGACTCCGCCACCTGAATCGGCAATATTTCTAATTGCTTGAGTGATTGTGTTGCCAACATCACTTATATCAGTTATTCCAATTTGAGTTGTTAGGTTGGTTATATTTGTGGTTGCTGTATCAATTAAATTTTTTAAATTTATAATTGCATTTGTGATTGATGTGCCTATTGTATCAATGACATCAGTGCCAATTTTAGTTGTTAAGTTGGTTATATTTGTGGTTGCTGTATCAATTGCACTTTTTAAATTTACAATTGCATTTGTGATTGATGTGCCTATTGTATCAATAACATCAGTGCCAATTTTAGCAACAATATTTGTCACACTTGTTTCAAGTGCAACTATTCTATCTATAATTGTTTGTGGGACTCCTGTGTCTGCAAGATTTCTTATTGCTTGAGTAATTGTATTGCCTACATCACTTATATCAGTTATTCCAATTTGAGTTGCAATATTTGATATATTTGTGGTTGCTGTATCAATTGCACTTTTCAAATTTACAATTGCATTTGTAATTGATGTGCCTATTGTATCAATAACATCAGTGCCAATTTTAGCAACAATATTTGTGACCGATGTTTCAAGTGCAACTATTCTATCAATTATTTCTTGTGGGACTCCGCCGTGTTCTGCCATTTCCTCAACTCTTTTTAAATTTAAATCGATATTTTCAAATGCTGTGTTCACATCAGTTAGCCAAGTTGGTTTGTCATTATCTTGCCATTGTGGTAAATGATAGTATTTTGTTGATTTTGAAAACATTGTGTTCCTCCTTATCTATTTAAATTAGTGTCATCAATTCTTCGCCATATATATATAGCAATTGATTTTGGTTGCACCTTTCCACCATTTTTATAAACACTATCTTCTTGTGCTACATAAGTTATGCCATCTTCATTTACTTGACCATTAGAAGCATCAAAAGGTGTTACAGTTATATGGTCACTTCCACCACTACCACCCCAAGAAGCAGCACTTGTTCTTGATGTAGTGCCTTTAAATGCACCTTCAATATTACCCAGCAATCTTGCGGCTGCACCTTGCCAATGACCTTTTATGTTAGGTAACTCTGCATTTAAGTATCTTTCAGTTTCTTCATCTATTATGTCTTTTGTGGTTGCTACCAAGTAATTGCCTTCCTCAATTAATTCCCATTGACCGCCAATATAAGTTGCAGGATTAACTTTATTATATGTAATTTTTAATGAGCCTGTAGGATATATTTTATTGATTAACTCATTTAATAAATTTTCAGTTTCGCTTTTTGTGTATCTTTCATCAATTGCACTTTTTAAATTTACTATTGCATTTGTTATTGATGTGCCTATTGATGATATTGTATCATTTCCAATTTGTGTAAGAATATTTGTGAACGATGTTTCAAGTGTTGTAATTCTATTTACAGCATCATCCATCCATTCACCTAATTTATAAATTGCATCAGTTATTGATTCCGCCCAAGTTATAGTCACACTACCAATTTGTGCAAGTATATTTGTCACACTTGTTTCAAGTGCAACTATTCTATCTATAATTGCTTGTGGGACTCCGCCCTCTTCTGCCATTACCTCAACTCTTTTTAAGTTTTCATCTATATTGGCAAATGCTCCATTCATATCAGCAAGCCAAGTTGGTGTGTCATTATTTCGCCATTGTGGCAAGCCATAATTTGGTGTTTGATTTGAAAACATATAATTCCTCCTCTATCTTTTTAAAACATAAATACCATTTATACTCCAACCGGCTGCATTTGAAAAATTAAGTTTTAGATTTCTATTGTCGCCAGTTCCCTCTAATCCTAATCTTAATTTTGCATTATAACTATCATTCCAAAAAAATCCTGCAAATGTTTGGTTTCCGTTTGGGTTGCCCCTTGTAAATCCTTCCTTTGGTAATACATTTGTTAAGTTATAATATGATGAGCCTTCGCTAACTCTTATTGCAAGCAATAATTCAGTCCAATCATCGCCTACAGTTATCGTTGAACCTGTGCTTGCACTTAATATACCAACATAAGTCCAATTTTTATTTAATTTTGTATCAATTAAATTTTTTAAATTTACAATTGCATTTGTAATTGATGTGCCTATTGAACTTATATCAGAGTTGCCAATTAAGGTCATTATGTTGTCAATTCTATTTTTAAGATTGACAAGTGCATTTGTGATTGATGTGCCAATACCTGTAATGACATCATTTCCAATTTGTGTAAGTATATTTGTCACACTTGTTTCAAGTGCAACTATTCTATCAATTATTTCTTGTGGGACTCCACCTTCTTCTGCCATTTCCTCAACTCTTTTTAAATTTTCATCTATATTGGCAAATGCTCCATTCATATCAGCAAGCCAAGTTGGTTTGTCATCATTCTCCCATTGTGGTAAGCCATAATTTGGTGTTTGATTTGAAAACATATAATTCCTCCTTGTATTAATTTATAATTAAAATTCTTGCCGACTCTGTATCATATCTATAAGCGGTTATATCCATTGCATCATAGGTTTGTGCAGTTATTTCTAAATCATCATAATCTTTTGCCGTTATAGTTTTATAATTTAATATTTCGTTAATTCTTTGGTCGGTATATAATTTTGCTTCTAATAAAACTCTTTCGCTTTCAAGTGTTATATCGCTTCTTAATTCATCAACTTGAGTATCAATTTTTTCATTCAAGTTATCTATTTTTTGATTAATGTCGTCAATGTCTAAATCATCAATTTTTTTATTTAAGTTGTTGAATCCTAAAATTATTTCATTTATTTTAAGAGTTAATTTTCCAATTAATTCAAGTGGTGTAAAACTGTCATCAAGTTCCATAGGTATTGCTTTTGTTGGTATGTTTAAAAATCTTTTGCTCATAAATTCCTCCTTTTTATACAACTAATAAAAAACAACTTTTTAGCGAATCAATGACATCAATATCAATATTTCTAATTGCGGACATATACTCTTTAAGCATTTTTGCTTTGCTACCACCATAAAATTGTGTGCCTAATATTGTTCTTGTTGTGTCCGTTGTTGTTTTTCCATCCGACTTGCTATCAATACTATTTGTACTATCAAGTTTATTTGTTTTTGTTGTTTCAGTATCGCCATTGTTGTAATTATATTTGCTTAAATATTTATCCTCTTCCACCTCGGATAATTGGTTTTGTGGTGTGTCGCTTTCTCTTAATCTATCATTATAATTGCTTTTTTGAGTGTCTTTATCATCACTTGTAAGTTTATTTTCAGTTTGATTGTTTGCTTCGTTAGTTCCTTCACCCGTTAAGTGTTCGGTAAAATCAATATTGACATCAAAATCAAAATCTTTATTCATTGCAACATATAATTTATTATAGTATGGCATATTTTCATTCATTTTTTTATAAAGATTAAATTTAAATTCTTTAAATGTTTCGCTTCCAATTTCATAGGTATAATAGTGAGTTAAAATTTTTGTTTCCAATTCTGCTCTATATGTTTCATTAAAAATTGGATATGTAAAATCAAAAATTTTTGCTCTTGTTGCCTTTATTACTTTAATAGGGTCAAAATCAACAACTAAATCAATATAATCTTGCATTGCAATAATTTCTTCAATTGTATATTTTTTATTTAAGTATAGTTGTCTTAATATTTCGCTTAATTCTATTGTATATTTTGCCATTTTTTATTCCCCTGTATTGTCATCAATATTTTTACTTATTTGTTTATTAAAATCGTTAATAAGTTTTTTTGCTTCATCATCAAAAAATTCAACATCGATATTTAGTCCATATAATTTATTTACTTTTTGGCAAAAATACTTTCGTGGTTGTAGAGCCATTTCTCTATAAATATTTGCTTTTGCTTCTTCGTTTTCAACTTCGCTTGTTATCATTCTTTCTTTTTTGTTAGATAAATTTGATGTGACTCCTAAATATAAACAGGCTTCATTGAAAATTTCTCTTTTTGCCTGTAGTAAATCATTACTTTTCAATTCAACTTTTAAATCAAGTGTTTTAATATCATTAGTTAAATCTTTTAATTGTGTGACCGCTTCTGCTCCAAGTCTAATATCTTTTAACAATGTTTTTAAACTTAATAACTCTTGCTTATCTTCACACAATATTATATATGGGCATCTTTGTTTGTCAATATTCATATCAGTAATTTCATCGACCATTTTTAATCTTTCAGCATAGCGATTTGCTAAATATAAATCACTTTTTTTAATGTTATTATTATAGCAAATTGTTCCGCCTTTGTTATTTTCTAAATTTGGATAGTGTGTTGCTGTGTTGTATGAAAATAATGTAAATTTTTTTGGCTCGCCATAAATATTAAGTCCTGCACTTGTATATACAACAGGCAATATAACATATTCATTGACAACATCATCAAATGTAATACCTGCCATACCACTATAAAAAAGACATCTCTCTAATTGGTAGTTTGGTATTTCAACAGGGATGTTCTTCCACTTAAAACGGCTTTGTGCAATAAGTGATAGCATATCAAAATAAAATGTCTTGCTATAAATCATATTGCGACCGTACTTTGCATTTTTTCTATTTAATGCAACAAATGGATTAAAGCCTACAATCTCTTTTAATGTTGAGTCAAGTTGGTTTATAATTTTTTCTTCACTTTTTTTCATTTTTAAAAAATTGTTCCTCTATCTGTTAAATCGTTGTCAACTATATCGTTGCTATAAATTCCTCTAAAATTTCCATAATTAAAATTTGTTAAATCGTGCCAAAATGTAATTCCATTATTTAATTTATCAATTATGTTATTACGGGCATTTATTGGTATATCGCCTCTTATAATTGCTTGTTTTGTTTTAACATAGTTATATCTGCGATTGCCTAAAATATTTGGCAAACTAACAATATCTAATCTATAGCCATAGGTTGAAAAATAATCATCAATTTCTATGATATTTGTAGTTGTATATTGTCTAAATGTCCACCCTACACAATTTAATAGTAATTGTAGGATAGGCATAGCATCGACTCCTTTTGTAGTTGGGTCAAATAAGTGTTCGCCTGTTCCTTTTAATAACTTACCCGCTGTTGCAGGTATCGAGGCACCACTTGTTGCAACGGCAAAAAAAGCATCTGCAATTAATCCTACTCCAGTTCTTACAGCATTTGCTAACGATTCATTCCATTGGCAAATTGGCATTTCTTTAATTGGGACTCCATAATCATATACTAAATCGGTTTTATGTACCCCACCATTTACTTTATAAGTTTTTGGTATTAATATCGCATTACAACGATTAATAAAATCGCCATACAATATAAAATCTTCATCTTCGTAAAAATGTTGGTATTGGTATTTTCTAATGTCGCCTTGTCTATTACTTAGTTCTAAATACATATAAGGACTTGTATAGCATTTTTTGTTTATAGGTTCGTAGCCGTTAAATATCTTTATTTCTTTATCTTGTTTGAGATATGGACTTTTGCTACCATCAAGAGTTATATCTCGTGAATAAGTTGCTAATTGGTCGAACTCGCTTGGTATAACATATATGCTCAATATAGTGTATCCAAAAGTTTCAAGTTTCCATATATCATTTGTTATTGTTTCAAAATCAGTATTATTTGATATTTCATAAATTCTATAAGCACAACCCGATATATATTTATTTGGTATAAAATAGCCCCGATTAAAATATTGACTATAATCGCCTTCCCTATAATCTCTATATGCAACTTGATTTTTTCCCTGTAATTGAGTATTTGTTATATTTGTTGTATCAGTTAATGATTCAAGTATTAAGTTTGGTTTATAACATACACATATTTTAAAATTGTTAAAATTAATTTCATCATCGCCTGTAATAACATAATTATCTAATAAATAGTTTAATTCAGGTTCATCTTTCCATAAATAATTAAGTTCAGGGTCATCTGCCCACGGCATCATTCTTTCAACTTGACTTTCGCCAAAAACAATTTGCCCCATATAAGTTTGAAAATAATCCATTTCAATTTCAATGTGTGTGCAATTGTCACTTATATATTCAATGTTAGTTATATAAGCATAATTCCAACCTTCATCTTCTAAATCATCATTTTTAAACATTACAAAGTTAGCATACTTAATTTCATTAAAATCAACATCAATTTTTATTTTTTTATTATAAAAACCTCTAATAAATGATGTATTATTATAAGTTGCAATTGTGTGCTTATTAAAAAACATATATTGACTTTCAATGCTATCAAAAGTTAAAACAACTTTATCATCTGCATTGAATGGTATGCCTTTTAAAATTTTCAACTTACTTATTCTCATTTATTAGAGGTTTAAAATAGGAGGGGCTTATTTTGTTGTAGTTTTCTTTGAACGGCTTGGTTCAACAATTGTGATTGTTGCTTCTACACTCTTTGATTCATCAAAATTTGATTTTGCTAAAACTTTGATTACTGTGCCTGTAGGTATATCAGGGCGGAGTCTAATATTGCATTCATTTCCATTGCTTGTCATTTCTGCAATATAGTTTCCGTTTTGTGTTGCTTCATAAATAATTGTTGTTGAGGCATTACCTGTAGCAACAATTGTTGGCTTGATAGTCACAGTTGTATCCGCAACGGCATTTATAGCACTTGTTGCAAGTGATATTGATGTGATTGTGCTTGCATTTGTTGTGAACATAATTGCATTTTCAAATGGGTTATATTGGTAAGTTGCCCAATGATGGAATGTTGTGTTATAGTAAAGACCTTCGGTATTGTAAATACTTTGGGTTGTCATCTTGTTATCCCATACTCTCCACCAATTGCGGTCGCATAAAATTGCATAACAATTTGGTATTGGCATTTCAGGTATAACAACAACCCTACCTAAAAACTCAGTCTTTTCCATATTGAATGCTTTTGCTAATACATCAACATCAACTTGTGCTTCCAAGTCGCTATCAATAATCAACATTATATCTTCAGGCAATGATAAGTTAAGAACTCCCACATAATTATATTTTGTGCTTGGGTGCTTAATCTTACTATAAGTCGAACGAATCTTTTTTATCAAATCTTTTGCCTTTGATTCATCCGTTGGAGCATTTGCAAGGACAACAGGATATAAGTGACCTTTTTCGCCTGCGGTCTTAATGCAATTTTCCATTGTTAAAAATTCATATCTTTCATCTTGCAATTGCATTCTTGACATTATTTTATCAACTAAATCAAATAGACCATTATTTGATAAAAATGCTTGTGCAAGCATTGTTTCATTGATTGTCGCCTTATAAAGTTTTTGTGAGTTCATAGAATAGTAGCAGGCTCTTATATCAGGTATTGCAATTTTAAACACATTGCTTTCAGCATCATACATTGAGTAAATTTTTTCCTCAACCGCATTCACAAAAATTTCTTGAACGACCTCGCCGTTCTCTAACAAACCTTCCTTAAATCTTTTAAGTGGGTTGTTCCAACTTTTGCTTTTAATGATTGTACGACCGATTCTATTTACAAGAGCCATCACAAACTCATTTGTATAGTCTTGGTCTTCAAGAATCAATCTGCCGACCTCTTGAATATTGTCGCCATTTGCAACAGGTATCGCATCAGCAAATGCTTGCGATGCATCATTTCTAATGGCATTTAAAATATCTACATTTCCTTTTGATGTTATCTTATACTCGCTTTTTCTTGGCATACTATTTGACCTCCTCAAATAATTCTTTTATGGTTATTTCTTCTTTATTGGGTTCATCATTTCCACCCTTGCCATCACTATTGTTAAATCTTTCAACATATTTAATTTTTAGGTCGGCAAGTTCTTTTTCTCTTTCTGCAATTGTTTTTGTTAGTTGTTCTTTTTCTTTTTCTGCATTTGTATTTGTTGTTTTTAATTCTGCATTTTCTTTTTGTAGTTTTTCAATTTCTTTTTGCTTTTTTTCATCTTCCTCGACTCCTGCAACTAATATATCTATTACAGGTGTAAAATCAGTTTTTTCAAGTGATTTGTCTTTGATAACTTTTTCAAGTTCCTCAACGGCTTTTTTCATTTTTTTTGCTCCTTTCAATACTTGCTATATTATACTATATTTTTTATTATTTTTCAACATCGTTTATTTCAAGTTCTTCATTGATTAATGTATCAAAATTGTCTTTTAACTCTTTTTCATATTCATCCTCATCATCTTGGTTTAAAGATGGGCTTATCAAATTTAGATTAAATGCAGGGTTATGTGATAGATTATCAATTTGATTTTTCGTTAATCTATCAATTTTTTTATTTTCTTTGCCAAATCTTTCTTTGTATAATCTTTTAAATGTTTCCTTAAATACTCTTGTTTTTTTATCTTGTATCAAATAACCACTTTGCAATCTTCTAAATGCTTTGCGATATTTTTCTTTATCGCCCATAGCAACATCTACTAATACATCAGAGTAGTCCGTGCCAAATGTTGACTCTAAATCTTTTTCATTTTTTATTCTTTTACTTAATATTTTTTTTTCATAGGTGGTTTGTGCTAATTCATTAAAGTTGCCTAAACTCTTATAATTTCTTGTTGATTGTTTTAGAGTTTTTTCATTTGCTAATTTTAATTCACTTACGAACTTATTAAATTCTTGCTTTGTGAAAATGCTTTGTTTGTAAAAATCTTTTTTGTCTTTATCAATAATCAATGTTTTATATGTTGTTTCACTTATATTCTTTTTTTTCAGTGCTTTTTTTAATCGCTTATTAAAACTATTGACCTCGCTGTTAAACTTTTTTAAGTTTCGTTTTATTAATTGTGTTTTATGAACACTCATTATTGCCCCCCTCTAAAATATTATAGTGCAATGCTTTTAATTTCTTTTTTTCCTAATAAGTAATCATAAAACTCATTATAATATTTTTGAGTGTGTCCATCATTTACCCATATTGCTTTGTTATCGCCATTATCAAAATGGATAAAATCTTTATTTCCTCTATTTATATAGAGTCCAATTCTTTTATAATTATATTTATAATATAAAGTTAATATGCAATCAACTAAACGGCTTGTATTTTCATCATTAAATCTAAAATCAATTGCATCGCCTGTTAAATGTTTACTTGTCTTTGCTCCGCCACATATTATATTGTGATTTTCACTCCTAAATCCACTAACTATAATAATAGGACATTGTTTATAATTTCTTATATCTTGTAATGCTTGCACCTCATCAAGGTCTAAATCTAAATAAGGTGTATTGTCTTTGCAGGCAAATTCTTTTACTTTAAAATTTTCAGTAATTTTGGTTTCAAAATCTGCAAGCACATACCTTCTTTTATTCATCTTGTTTTCCTCCTATATATAATCAAATATTGTTTTTGTTGTTATTTCGTTTTCAATTCTTTTTTTAGCAATATCAAAATATTTTTTTTCAATTTCAATTCCTAAAAAATTTCTTTTTAACTTTAATGCACTTATACCCGTTGACCCACTACCCATAAAACAATCAAGTATTGTATCATCTTCATTGCTTCCTATTTGCATTAATTTATTTATTAATGGTATAGGCTTAATAGTTGGGTGTTCAAATTTCTTTTTGTCATTTACATTTATATCGCTTATATATACTTTTCTTGCATTTTCATAATTAGTATTAATTTTGACTCCTTTTTCTCTCATATACACGATATATTCTGTATCAGGCAAAAAAGTATTATTGATTAATGGTGGTGGGTTGACTTTGTGCCATATCAAAATGTTATATAACAACTTTTCATTTTCTGCATAATTTAATAACTTTATCAATTGTTTTTCGCTACAAAAACAAAATATATTTGTTTTCTTTTGTTTTGAACGAATCATATCAAGTATTGATAAATCGAATCCATTTGAAATAAACTTTAATTCAGCATCTCTTTTTTTTATTCTTTTTGATATTTCACATTTACCACCACCGCCGTTTATTAGTTCATAAGGTGGGTCAATAATTGCTAAATCACATTTAAATTTATAATCGTTTAAATTATAGCAATTGTCATTATAAAGTTTATATGTGTTGTTGTTTTTTTTAAACTCAATATTATTCATTGAACTCGCTTATATACTCTAATGCTTTTTTATATAGTTCATCTTCTTTTATTTGGCTAACAATACTTTGATTAATACTTTTTATTTTAGCAAGATATTCATCATATACATTTTGTACAATGTTTTCAATAAATTCATTACCAAAATATTTATGTATAAAATCATCAACTTTTCTTACAGGTATGTGTAGTCTATAAAATAATTTAGTAATAATTGTTTTTATGGTTGTGACAACGAATCTTTTCTTTTGTTCGCCATCCAAAAATTGAACTTGTTGTGCCAATACACATAAAATATAGATAAAATATCTAAAACTCATTTTAATTACTTTTGCAAAAATGTCTTTTCCTTTTACAAAATAAATCAAAATAAAAAATGAAATGATAACTATTGCTAATACCATTGCTAATACAATTGTTAAATTTAATGTTTGCATTTTTTTGTTCTCCTTATTATTTTATATTTTTTTAATGAATATTGCTTATATATTTTATCTAAAGTATTTTTAAATTCAATTACTAAATTAGTTCTTACTTCTTGTGCCATCTGCACATTTAATGCAAAATCATTATACATTGTTAAAATATTGCCTATATCATTGTCATCTAAATTAAAAATCATAATCCCACTCCTTTTGCTATGTATCCTATAATAACACTTATTACCGCCGTTGTGACAATCTTCATTAAACTATCATATTTGTTAATTTTATCGTGTTTTAATTCTTCAATATTTTTTTTGTTGGCGGTTGTTTCTGCTTCAATAAATTTTAATGAGTTAGCAATTTCACTAACACTAATTGTTAGTTTATGTATGCAATCAACTAACTCATCAATTTTTTTTATTGATTTGAAAATGGCTTTAAATTTTTCATTACATAATTTTTCTTGCTCTTCAACTGTCATTTTTAACTCCTAATAATTGCTATTAATTATTTGTAGAGCGGTTTCTAATGCCCTAATATAATAATCATAACTAATATCGCCTACATAATAAAATCCATCAAATATAAACTCATAATCTTCAAACTCTGTATTTGTCATATAACCCCATAAATATCTTTGCTCTACATAATTAAAATAATACATATTGTTCATTCTGCCACTAAATAGATTAATCATATATCTATAGTCTAATCTGCGAGCCATATAATTTTCATATTCGGGCGGGTTAAAATATCCACGATTATATAAATCAGTTATTTCTGCATCTTGTCGCTGTCTTTCTTCCTCTTCTTCTTTTTTCTTTTTCACATAATAACCTTTTGAGGCTTTTGTAGATATGATAAATTTTAAAATATGTTGATTGTTCATTATTTAAAAATTGTTAAAATTTCAGTAAAAAGTATCTGCAAATTATAGTTTGAAAATTTCAACTTGCCCTTATCATATTTTTTTTTCATTGTATCAATTATTTTTTGGCAATTTTTAATTTGTAATATATCAGGGGTTTGGTCTTCTTTTGTTAATGAAAATATTATCTTATACTCTTTATTGATTTTATCAGTAATATACATTTCATTATAATCACTATCCATATATACTCCAATTTTTTTATTTAAGTATATAAGTGTAGCAATATATTTTGTTTTTGGAGGGAGTTTGTCAAAAATAAAATATGTATTATTACTAAATTCGCCATCAAATAAATATTTTTGCATACCCGTGTGCTTTTCAATGAATCTCCCCCATCTTGTGTTGACTTTTTCTTTAACAAAATTAGTTGGGTCGGGTTTAAACACTAATAAATCATCATCAATATATGGGTTTTTATTTGTTATCGGTATATTAAAATTTAAAAAATATGGGTTGTTTCTACTTGCAGAGTTTGACAACATCACTACAGGTGTTATGACTCCCTGTGTTAATTCTCTTAATCGTGATATTGTTTCAATCATATTGATAAATGATATAAACTCATCAGGTATATAGTGATAGTTGCTTTTATCGATTATAAACTCATCAAATATGATAAAATTTGCATTGGAAAAATCATTTGATTTTAGTATTACGGCTTTAGATAGTGGCAAGCCTACTAAAATTGCTTTTTCACTTTTTTTGTCATAAATAGTATGTATATCTTTTAGTGTTTTAAATTTTAAGTCATCGGCTTTTATTATATCATTTAATATCAATGGTTTTAAAATGTTTTTTTCTGCATTGGTGTTAAATCCTGCCAACTCATCTTTGTATCGCCTTATATATATGCTCGCCATTTTTGTTTCTTTAAAATTTTCAATTGCATATTTTAAGCAAGAGTATGTTTTGCCGATTCCTCTTGTGCCATATATCATATTAATCAAGCAATTATGCTTTAATACATCACGGACATCAAAAAATATATTTTTATTTGTATTTTTTTTCGATTTCATTTAATTTTAATATCAATACACACTGTTTTTTTTTGATTTTATTTATTTGCGAATCGAGTTCTATTATTTCATTAAAATACTTGTCGTAGTTTTCTTTATCTTTTTTATTAGTTATTTTATTTATATAACTCATTATTTTTTGACTCTCCTTTTTCTTAAATTACTCATTTTATAACATAATCTATCTTTATTTTTTTTGTAATATTCTTTTAAATATTCATTTTTTTTTGCTGTGTTTTTCATATCCACCTCATAAAATAAGGGCGGGGGATGGACAATCCCATAACAGGCATCCCACCAGTAATGCAGGCATATCTTCCAATGTTGTCCCCTGCATACTCCGCCCATATATATTTTATCATTTTTTATTTATGTTGGCAATATTGTTTTTATTCGTATTTTAATTTTACCTTATCCTCACTACAATCAAATCTCGTTAAATTGTATTTATATTTTGTTTTTTTATCAACATATATTATGCTAATATAGTATGATATTATATATAACTTGCTTTTTAAGTTCTTTGGGGGGTCTTTTTTAATCGCCATTGATAAATTTTTAAATCGCTTATCAATTTTAAAACATATACAAGTTATAAAGTAGTATCTTATATTAATTGATATGCGGTCATATATACTATGTATTTTATCAACTAATATTAATAAATTATTTTTCATTTTCTGCACCCCCTTCCGTGCATATTTCAATTGTATATACTCTTGACTTGCCCTTATTGACCTCTTTAAATATTGTGTAAAAATTATATGGGGGCTCGCCAAAAATCGCAACTAACCTTTTAAATGCAATAAAAACTCCTTCGCTAAATGTCATACAATATGTACCATCTTCAAAAGCAAATACAATCCTGTTTGCAATTTCAAATGTGTTTGACTTTTCAAGTCTTTGTTTGTCAATGTATGCACATTTAATCCTCTTTTTTTGCCCCATAATGCTATCGATTTTTACCTCGCAACTGATGACATTATCAAAAAATTGTATTTTTTCCGCCTCGCTTTTGATGTTGTTTGCTCCAATAAATAAAGCCGTTGTTAGTTTTTCATTTTTTTGTAATTCGTTCATTTTTTCCTCCTAAATTTATTTTTTGATTTTTTCTTTTAGTGGTGTTGCTTTTATAGTATATGGTTTAATATCTCTAAATATACATAATTTATCATCAATATAAAATTTTAATGCTTTTGTTTTGTTTTCGTAAGTATAGCCTTGATAATCTTTAATTAAAAAATTATATTCATTGCCGTTGTTATCTTTAAAAGAAAACTCCGCCTCAATTTTTTTACTCATCTTTACCTCCAATTATTTGAAGTAGTTTATTGTTTTTGTGTTTTCTCTGCCACCATAGCCACATTTTACCTGCTTCAGTAAATTTTCGCATTTTCTTTTTGTTTTTCATCTTTGCCTCCTTAATTTAGATATTTTAAATATTTATTATATGCCGTTTCTTTGTTGTATTTTTCATATAAATTATATATTTCTCTTAGTGTGTTTTCTTCTGTAATAAACATAAGAAAAATAAATAATTCTTTTAATTCGTTAATTTTTTCATTTTCTTTTGGGGTTAATTTTTCCACTGCATTTTCATATCTTTTTGAATAAACAGAGAAGGTTATTTCTCCACATTGAAATGCTTTTACAAAATCTTCAAGGTTGGTATAAATTACATTACCGCATTTTACTTTTTTAATTGTTTTTTTTTCAAGTTTTCTTATATCATTTTTTATTTTTACTACATTAAAATTTAAATAATTTATTGCTTTTCTAAAATCAATGTTTGACATTTTAAAAATCCCCCCATCTATAAATTTTTATTAAATATACGGCAACTATGGTCGTAATTCCTAAAAATAATTGATTAATATTTTGCATTTTTAACCTCCTATATTTTTATTTTGTGTAATAATCTAAATTATTAAATATTTTATTTATCAATTTTATATCATAATTTGATAATTTAAAATCTTTTAGCATATCTATAGTATTGCAAGATACTTCAACTAAATCAAAGCCTTCCAAAAGTCCGATAAGATTGGCAATAATATCAATATATTTTAACTCTCTTTTAGTTCTTTTGGCTTTTTTAGATTGAATCATATAACCTCCATTAGTTGTTTATTTTTTAAACTTGCTAAAAAATTTTTAAGGTTTTGTATTTCTTTTTTTTGAAAATCTGCAAGCGGTGTAATATCTTTAATAGTTTCTAAAAAATACTCTTTACCTTTTATTGCTTGCTCAATAGCACATATAACTGATATTTCTGCACTTGGTTCAATCTCAATTTTATACTCTAACATTTTGCACCTATTTATTATTTTTTTTGTTTCAATTTCTTTTATTTTGTTTTTTATGTCTTCCCTTATATGAGTATAGTAAGTATAAATATTGTCATATTGTTTAGCAGTTAATAGTGCTCTTTCACTTTCTAAATATTTAAATATATTATAATATATATCTCTATATTTTTTTAGTTTTTCAATATCTGATGGATATATTTTACAATCAAAGCGATTTTTTAAAATCCTATAATTTGCTTGTACTCTTTCACAATTAAAATAATACATTTTTTAGCCTCCTATTGACCTACTGAAAGCCCTAACATAATATTGCTTAACTCATTGTTGTTAAAACTTCCGCTATCTTTCAATGTGTCAAAATCTTTTTGAGTTATTTTTTTTGTTGCTCTGTAATCGTTCATTATTTCCGTAATTGTTCTAGGTTGGTGTTTTTTAGTCCATTCTATACAATAGCAGGCATCAAGTAATTTTTCGTATTTTTCAAAATCTTTCTTATAGTGTTGCTCCCAATGTTGATTTGCTTCTTTTGATGTTTTAAATTGCAAAAATAACTCATCATCACGGTAACACCTAAACAAATTATGAAGCCTTTGTTTTGCAATTTCTTCAACATCTTCAATTGTTGTTTTTTCGTTTGGTTCTCCGTACATAGCATAAGGATAATTAGCAATAATAACAGATTGTGCATTCAATAAATCGCCTCCGCCCTTAACCTCTTTTAATCCTTTTATAAAGTTCTTCATAGTAGTAATCCTCCTATTAATTTAATAATTTTTATTACTATTATATTTTACTAAAATTACTAAACTTTGTCAAGAGGTTTTTAAATTTTTATTATATATTTTTTAGTTGTTTTCTCGCCGTTTTTTATTATATTTTTATTAATTGTAATTTTACCGCCATTTTTAAAGTTGTTAAAATTTACTTTATTTTTAAAATCTGCAGGTATGCCCGCAAGTATTCTTTTATAACCTTTTCTATTTTTTATTATGTAAAATTTTAATTTTAAATATTTTGCATCGCATTTTTCCTCAACTATTTTAAAATCGCCTAATTTATTACTGATTTTAAATTTTTTTATATTTTCATTATTTAAAAAATGCAGGCTATCTGTATCGGTATAAATAAAATCATTTTTTAATTTTTTTATATTTTCCATTATTAATTGCCTACCGTAAGATGCAACAAATGATGAAATCGGAGCATACCCTCTTTTTGTTTTTAATAATTTTTTAGACAATTTTAACTCAATTTTATTATTATTAAATATAGGCGATTTTTTCTGCAATTTCTTTTTTTTTGCAAATTTTCCAAATAATGAGTTTAAAATTAACTTATAAAATTTTTCTAAATATTTATTTTTTGTTTTTTTTCTTAACCTATAAAACTTATTTACATACTCGCTAAAGTTTAATGTACTTGATGAAAACATAAAGCCATCAATGTAGTAAATTTCAAAAATTTCATAGTTTTCAATAAATAATTTTAAATCAATATTATTTAAATATAAATCTATCAACTCGCCATCGCTTGAATCTATAACCTCATCTAAAAAATCAACTTTATTAAATTTTAAAAAGGCGATGCCTTCTTTTTTGACTTTAAAATCAACTTTGATATGCTGTATATATAAATTATATATTTTATTATCTTTATACTCGCCTCTATAATGAACCCCATCAAATTGAGGTAATTTGTAATATTTCATTATAAATGGATATAAACTATTGATATCTAATATATTAACATTTTTTAAAACTTTATTTTTATAATTATTATTGATATAATTTAAACCGCCAAAAAAACTCGCCCTACTATAATCGTTGCATTTTTCGCTTATTGTAAATTTATACTTATTTTTTTTATTTAATTTATAGAATATTTTCTCGGCATATTTTCCAAAAGTTGACTCAATACCATAATTAGTAATTATATTATTTATTGATTTTATTAAATCATTATTTTTCATATCTTTTATATTTAATGTTTTATTAAATATTAAATTTAAATTAATAATTTTTAACCAAGTATTTTTTAATCTTATATTAATAAAATAAATTTTATTTAAACAATCTATATAACAGGAATATTGCCCACTCTTTAATACCACATCATCATTATATATATAATTGTTTTGATGTAAATACTTTAGTATGTCTATATCAATATTATTAATATA